AACTGGAGCAGTACAAAGGCTCCAAGCTGTACGAGCAGGAGGTGATGGGCCAACTCGTTGACCTCGAAGATGGCAAGGTGGTCAGCCGCTCCATGTTCCAGATGTACCCTGCTGACCGACCCTTCCCCAAGTTCGAGTACATCCTCATGTCGCTGGACTGTGCCTACACGGATAAGGAATACAACGACCCGACAGCGTCCACAACGTGGGGCGTGTTCAAGCCCCTTGATGGCCCGATGTCCGTCCTGCTCATCGACTGCTGGGCTGAACACCTGACCTTCCCTAAGCTGAAGCCAAAGGTGCTAGATGAGTGGAGGTTGTCCTACGGCGAGGGCAAGGATGCCAAGCGGCCTGACCTGATACTGGTTGAGGCCAAGGCGTCAGGGCTGTCGCTGGTGCAGGAACTGCAAGCGATGCACTTGCCCGTGCGTGCGTGGAACCCCGGTAATGCGGACAAGATGACCCGCCTCCAGATTACCGCCAGCATCTTCTCAACTGGCAGGGTCTGGCTCCCTGAGTCGGACAAGCACAAGGGCTACGTCAAGGACTGGTGCGAAGGCTTCCTATCCCAGATATGCGCCTTCCCTGATGCCCAGCACGACGACTATGTGGACTCAGCCACACAGGCAATGCGCCTGCTCAAGGACATGGGCTTCCTCGACATAAACCCTGAGCCTCGGTATGATGACGATGATGACTACGCTTATGCCCGCAAAGAGCGGGTCAACCCCTATGCGGTGTAACTATGGCAGAACCCAAACAAGTCAAAGTAATTAAGGGCGGACTCAACATCGCCAAACGTCTGCTTGCTGATGGCGAGAAAGAAGCTGAGGCGGTAGCGGGACTGACTGCCGCGCAACGCGCTGAGGCTGGTCGCAAAGCGGCGGAACTCATCAAGTCCCAGCCCCAAGTCAAGGCGTCAGAGGCTCTCGGTCAATTGATGGAGAAGGGTTTCAAGAAGACCACCACCACGCAGGCTGACCGCACTCGTGTGGGTGGCGGCAACATCGGTGGCGCTCCATTCTCCGCAATCAGTGAAGCTGACCCAGCATACAAAGGCAAGGTCTGGGGCGTGATGGATGAGGGAACAGCCGCACGTCTGAAGAACCTGACGACACCTGACACTGCGTGGACGACGATGCTCGGTTCCGCAAACCAACTCAAGACCAACCCCATCGTGTTCGACAAGCTGAAGCGTGGCTTTATCGACTCCATGAAGCAAGGCAACCTGTCACCAGAGTTGGCAGGTAAGATTAACCACAACCTCGCACTGACATTCGGTGAAGGTGCTGACATCCGTGACCCCAAGATATGGCGACAGGCTGACACATTCGAGAAGCGTGCGGCACTCGCTGACGTGATGATGGGACAGGGAACCGCGCCCAGCAAGGGTGGCATTGCCATCGGTGGTGAGAAGAGTGGCAAGGGCGTTATCTTCAAGCCGACTGACATTCTCAAGCGCGAGACTGAACCCTACTTGCTTCACACTGAGCATGGCGGTGACGTACCCACGTTCGCGGCTGGCCCTCGCCTATTCAGGCTTAACAAGGAGTCGGTGTATGACCCGACCCTGCACCCCGGCTTCCCTACCCTTCTCACTGGCGAGGACTTGAAGATAAACATGAAGCCCACACCAACCGAGGTATATCTGCGCGACTGGCATCAGAAGTTCAAAAAGGACAACCCTGAGCGCAAAGGACCGGGCTACTATGACCTCGCGCTCGGCGTGAAGGGCGAAGGTCTGCCCAGCCAAGACCTCAACGACGAATACATCCGCCACCTATTGCGTGAGGGATTCAAGAAGGGCGGAGCCGTCAACATTGAAGAGGCTGACCAGCGCTTGAAAGAAGCGATTCAAAAGCGAATGGCTAAAGGTGGCAGGGTCAACATTGAAGAGGCTGATGCCAAACTGAAAGCCTCCATCCAAGCCCGCATGGGAATGGCCCAAGGTGGAGAGGTTGGCTTCAAGAAGATTCAATTTATGGCTGACGGTGGCGGAGCCTTCAAGAAGCTAGAGTTTATGGACAAGGGTGGTAAGGTAGGCAAGCTGGCCCAAGGCGTTGCAAGTGTGGGTAAGCGGCTATTGGCTGACAACAGCCTGCCAGCGTTAGAGCGAGAGGCCAACCTCCAGAAGTTCCTTGCTGAGAGCAAGACGCCCATGCGCCTATACCACGGCACAATGGCGACAGAAGGCGGTAAGCGTAACGAGGCTATTCGTCGACTCAAGCCTAGCAAAGAGGGCGCACTTGGCTCTGGTGTCTACATGACGCCCAAGCCAGCATACGCCAGCAACTACGCGCTAGACCACATGACTCCAGAGGTGTATGCATCAAGCATGGGTGATGCTTTTGAGGCTGGCAACGTCCTGCCTTTACACGCCCAAATACGCAACCCACTTATCCTTGGTGACACTGGCGAGAGGATTGACCCTGCCGCTGAAGCGTTGATGAAACTGGGCATGGACAAAGAGAAGGCGCAAAGAACGGTCGAACGCCTGTACGAAGATAAAGGCAATATTGGCAAGCAGATTCAAGCAAGGGCGCAGGCTCAAGGTTACGACGGTCTGATGCTGTATCACACTGACGGCGAACTAGGCGAGGTTGTGTCTTACAACCCCAGCGCCGTCAAGAGCGCGATTGGTAACGAAGGTACATATGATATTCATCAACTTGACCTAAGCAAAGCGCATGGTGGTCTGGCTATGGCTGATGGTGGTAAATTGGTTAAGGGTCTAGGTAAAATTGGTAAGCGCTTGATGGCTGACCCAACCGCGCTAAAAAGCGTGTCAGAGGGTGACGTAGTGAATGGAATGCTGGTCAGAAAAGACATACCAAATACATCATCAATTGGCGCATCCCTGTCTGACTACTCTACGCACGGCTTGCAAGAAGTGCCAATGAGCGCCTTTGAAACTGTTGGCAAGCCAAGATACCGAAGCGTGCAAGAAGAGAAACGCACTAAAGAATTGGCACGGCAAATCCAAGAGAATAAAGAACTGAACCCATTGATTGTTGTGAAGGACGCCGAGGGACATTACATTCTTGAGGGCGGTCATAGGTTTGATGCACTGAGGGAGTTAGGTATAGATTCCTTCCCCGCCCTGATGGTGCATGACCTAGAGTCGTTGGGGAAAAAATTGCCTGTTCCTCCAGTTGCCAAAGCAGAAGGTGGAGCCGCATTCAAGAAGCTACAGTTCATGGACAAGGGTGGCATTACCACCAGCGCAGGCTCGTTCTCGCCAGAGGAGTTAGGCGTAACCGCCGACGACCTCCGTTTTATTGATGATAAGACGTTGCAACGCATCAAGAATAACGCGCCCGCCACTTATGAGTGGGCAAAGCAAAACGTCAAGGATGAGGCAAGCCAACTCAGGAGCGCAAAAGGCGCAAAAGACTTTGCCCTTCGTGTTGGCGCTCAATACGCTGGCGCAATTCCTGACCTAATCAACTTAGGCTTGATGCTTCCTGATGCAGTTGCTGGAACTAAGCTGGCCTCTGAGAAGCCTTGGTTTGGCAGTGAGCAGTTAATTGATGCAATGCACAAAGTTGGAATGCTTGGAGAAAACGAGTTCCCTATCTCTGAGACTGTGGCGGGAATTCTTGCGCCAGCAGGCTTAATTAAAAAGGGCGTCAAAAAGGGCGCTCAACTATACAAGGGCATGAAGCCTGAAGCACCCAAGAAACGACGCGGCGGGCTTGCCGCAATGTCACGATAAGGATTAAACATGGCAACAGATTACCCAATTGGCCCAAACGAAGACCGCTTCATTGAGGGCATCCGCATGACTGAAGAGGGGGGTGCGGAGGTGGATATGTTACCCGGCGAAGACCCCGAAGTCGAAGAGTTGCCTGACGGCTCCGCTGTCGTCAAGCTAGAGGACTTCAAAGGCCCAGCCGAGGACGAGGACTTCTACGCCAACTTGGCTGAGGAACTCATCAGCATCAACGTCTTGGAAGACTTAGCAACCCGTTACATCGACCTGATTGACAACGACCGCCAAGCCCGCAAGAAGCGGGACAAGCAGTACGAAGAGGGACTTCGACGGACAGGCATGGGGGATGATGCCCCGGGTGGGGCGCAGTTCCTCGGAGCCTCGAAGGTTGTTCACCCCATGATGGCTGAGGCGTGCGTTGACTTCGCCTCCCGCGCCATCAAAGAGATGTTCCCACCTGATGGCCCAGCCAAGACCAAGATTCTGGGCGACGTCACCGAAGAGAAGACCGAAGTCGCAGAGCGCAAGCGCGACTACATGAACTGGCAGTTGACTGAGCAGATTGAAGAGTTCCGCGACGAGCAGGAACAGATGCTGACCCAGTTGCCTTTGGGTGGCTCACAGTTTATGAAGCTGTGGTACGACGACAAGAAGCGCCGCCCATGCGCCGAGTTCGTTGCCATCGACAACATCCTTTTGCCCTTTGCCTCTGCCAACTTCTACACCTCACAACGGGTGACGGAACAGCAGGACATCAGCGAATGGGAGTTCAAACAGCGTATCAGTCGTGGCTTGTACCGCGACATCAACTTCATCCGCACCACGTCAGAGCCTGAGCAGACTGCCGCAGAGAAGGCCAACGCCAAGATTGAAGGCAAGCAGTTTGAGGATGGCGAAGACGGTTTGCGCCGCGTGTACCACATCTACACATGGCTGGAACTTGAGGACGACAACCGCGCTGACGGCGAGACCGCTCCCTACATCCTGATGATTGACGAACTCGACCGCAAGGTGGTGGGCTTGTACCGCAACTGGGAAGAGGGAGACGAGACCTTCACCAAACTGGACTGGATGGTCGAATTCAAATTCATCCCTTGGCGGGGCGCGTATGCCATCGGGCTACCTCACCTCATCGGAGGTCTTTCCGCCGCCGCCACAGGCTCATTACGGGCCTTGCTGGACACTGCGCACGTCAATAACTCCCTGACGATGCTCAAACTGAAGGGCGCAAAGGTTTCGGGCCAGTCTGACCAGATTGAAATCACGCAGGTGACCGAGATTGAAGGCGGCATTGGCGTGGATGACATCCGCAAGATTGCAATGCCTATGCCCTTTAACCCACCCTCCCCTGTACTATTTCAGTTGTTGAATTTCTTGACAACCGAAGCCAAAGGCGTGGTGACCACCGCCGAAGAGAAGATTGCGGACGCCAAGAGCAATATGCCTGTAGGCACAACTCAGGCGCTGATTGAGCAGGGCGCTGTGGTGTTTTCAGCCATTCACTCACGCCTGCATGACAGCCAACGCCGTGTCTTGCACATCCTTGGGCGCATTAACCGCTGGCACTTGGATGAGCAACGCAAGGGTGACATCGTTGCTGAGTTGCCTATCAAACGTGAAGACTTCCGCCGCAACAGCGACGTGGTTCCAGTGTCTGACCCCCACATCTTCAGCGAGACCCAGCGTGTCGCCCAGATGCAGTCAGTCATGCAGTTGTCTGCGCAGTTCCCTGCCATCTTTGACCAGCGTGCGGTGGTGAGCCGAATGCTCAAGCAACTGAAGATTCCAAACGTCAACGAGTTGATGCCAAACACTGGCAAGCCAGCAGAGTTGAATGCGGCAGACGAGAACAGCGCTATGGCTTTAGGCCGACCAGCCTTTGCCTACCCACGCCAAGACCACCTTGCGCACATCCAGACGCACTTGACGTTTGCGCTTGACCCAACGCTAGGCTCTAACCGCCTTATTGCGCCCAAGTTCATCCCGCAGGCACTGGAGCATATCAAGCAACACATGATGCTCTGGTACACCCAGCAGGTGCAGGGCTACGTCCTTGCGTCAGGGGATGTCAAGCTAGGCAAGTACGAGGACAGCAAGGTCGCCAAGGAAATCGACCGCGCTATTGCTGTGGCCTCAGACCACGTCAGTTTGGACTCTCAACAGGTGTTCCAAGGCGTTATGCCTGCGCTGGAGCAGTTGGGCCAACTCATGCAACAGTTCAAGCCACCAGCACCTCCAATGGAAGGCGAGGCTCAGGCTGTGTTGCAGGCGTCTATGGCAGAGACCCAGCGCCGTGCCGCCGCAGACCAAGCAAAACTGGCATTCGATACCCAGAAGTTCCAAGCAAGCCAAGTCGAAAAGGCGCAGGACAGGGATGCCAGAGTGGCGATGAACGCCGAGAACAACTTGACGCAAGAGCGTATCAAGACCGCAGAGTTGACCGTGGACGAGGTCAAACTGCGCAAAGAGCAGGAAGAAACTGCAATCAAACTTAACCAGTTTACACAACGTAACTTAGGAGAATGAAATGGCTACAACCGATAAAGAGCAACAGTCAGAGCAAGTCCGTCAGAAAACCCGCATGGCGGCTGGCGCTTGGGTAACAGGCGAATCAATGAAAGAGCAATCAAAAGCGACCATGCCAGAGGCTAACAGCGACCACGGGAATTTCTCCCAACCCAAGGGTGTGGATAAGTCCAACGCATGAAGTTAATTTCCGACTTTATTGGCGCTGTAAAAGCGCGTCAGGCTGAGATTGCACAGGGGTTGGCGCATGGAAATGCGTCTGACTTCAATGCATACCAACGTCTAGTCGGAGAAAACCTCGGACTTGAACAGTCCCTTGAGATTCTTAACTACCTTTTGAAAGAAGACGAAGATGACCGATAGCACGGTAGCGGGTAATGCCGCTGATTTAGAGGATGCATTTCCTCTTGTAGACCCCGGTGCGATTCCCCTTGGTGCGCGTGTACTTGTTCAGTTGCGCAAAGCCAAGAAACGAATGACTCAATCTGGGATTATTTTGCCTGAAGAGACTCGCGACACCGAACGGGCGCAAAACCCCGTTGCCAAGGTGATTGCATTTGGCCCGTTGGCGTTTAAAAAGCGCGACACGATGGAGCCTTGGGTCGAGGGTATTTGGTGTGAGGTAGGCGACTACCTCCGCGTACCAAAATGGACTGGCGACCGCTGGGTTGTTCCACATGGAGACGACGACAATGTCGAATTCATGGTGCTGAATGACCACGAGGTGATTGCCAAAATTACAGGCAATCCACTTGAAGTGAGGGCATTCGTATGAGTACAGAAAATCAAGCTGTAGAACAGGAAGTTATTGTCATTCAAGAGGAAAAAGACGGTTCTGCGACCATCGAATTGCCTCCAAGTATCCCTTCCCCAGAGGGAAATGATGAACACGACTCAGATGAAGCCGATGAACGCGCTCGACAACGAGAAATGGTCGTTGGTGGTGCTGTAGACGCAGACGCAGAGGCTCTTCGTGAGCAAAAACGTCAAAAGCGACGCTCCCGCAAGGAGTACCACAGGCAGGTTTCAACCGAAAAAGACGTCAAATTGACTCTTTTGGAGCGTCAGAACCAGCAATTGCTTGAGCGGCTGTCTGTTTTGGAGCGCAAGTCCCACGGAAGTGACCTTGCACGCCTTGACAAAGCCATCGAAGACCAAAATAACCGCATTTTGTTTGCAAAACAGAAGATGGCGGAGGCGACAAAGACTGGAAACGGTGAATTGTCTACTTCTGCCCAAGAAATGTGGTTTGAGGCACGTCGTCAGGCTGAGGCTCTGGCAAATCTGAAGAAACGCGCTGTTGCACCGCAAAATCAGCGCACGATTCAGGCTCCAGACCCACAACTACAACGTCATGCCAACAAATGGATGTCTGAAAACACTTGGTATGACCCTAACGGGAAAGACCCCGACTCACGCCGCGCTCTGAATGAAGATGCCATCCTTGCGGAAGAGGGTTACGACCCAAAAACTGCTGAGTATTGGGAAGAACTTGACAGGCGCTTGCAAAGAGTAGTACCCCACAGGTATACTGAAGATGCAAACGAGAGACCGCGCTCTAGACCGCGAAGTGCAGTGACGAGTTCAGGCCGCGAATTTGCATCGAATAATGGCAGAGGTAATTCATTTACCTTGTCTCCTGACCAAGTCAGGGCTATGAAAGATGCAGGAATGTGGGATGACGCTGAGAAACGAGCGAAGATGATTCGACGCTACGCCTTAGAAGCACGCAACAACAACGGTTAAGGAGTAATAAAATGGATTCTCGTTTAAAGAAAAATTTGAATGCTGGAGACCGCGATAATCGCGGCAGTCGCGACACGATTCGCGAGGCTCCAGAGGACAAAATGGCCTCGTCAGATGAACGTCGAAAGATGTGGAAAGACGAATGGACACAAAGTGCATTGCCCGCTGTTCCTGATATGAAGGGATGGCACGTTTGCTGGTTATCGACAACTAACAGTTACGACAGCATAGATAAACGGCTTCGCCTTGGGTACGTTCCCGTGAAAGCGGATGAGTTACCTGAAATGCGAAACAACCGTGTAAAAGCTGGAGAGCATGAAGGTTTTATCTCGTGTAATGAGATGTTGCTTTACAAGATTCCTATGGACTTGTACCAAGAAGTAATGGCTCATTTTCACCATGATGCACCGCTTGAGGAGGCGAACAAAATTCGACTTCAAGCAGAGCAAAATGTGGCACGCGATAGTCGAGGCAGAAGCCTCGGTCAGATTGAAGGCGAAGGGCTTAATGACATTGACAAACCAATTCCTGCGCCGCATTTTGCGGGGTAGGGTGTTTAACTGAACATTAGGAGTAAGACTATGTCTTCAATCAATGCTCCGTTTGGTATGCGTCCTTCTTTCCACCCATCGGGTCTGGACAGAGCAGTCGCGTTGCCTAACGGTATCACTTCTACCTACGGTACTGGCATTTTGAAAGGCCAACCCGTAGCACTCAACACTAGCGGTAACATTGTCGCCGCTACTGCTGGTAGCGCCTATCAAGGTGCTTTTGCTGGTCACGAGTACACCGACCTCACTGGTCGTCGTCTTGTGAGCAACCAATGGATTGCATCTACTGCATACCAAACTGGTTCGCAAATCACTTACTACTATTCTGACCCTAACATCGTTTACGACATTCAGGCAGATGGCAGTTTGGCTCAGACCTCTATTGGAGACCAAGCAAACTTTAGCAACATCTCTGCTGGTTCTACGACCACAGGTTTGTCGCAATGCACAATCTCTACTACGTTGGCAGGTTCTGGTGCTGTCGGTGATATGCGTATCATCGGCCTCACGCCTGCTGTTGACAATGCATGGGGCGACACTTACACAATTGTGCAAGTGCAAGTCTCACGCAGTCAATTCGTCGCAACCATTAACGCCATCTAAGGAGTCCAATCATGGCCGCACCAATGCGCAGTACGGACTTTAGAAGTATCGTCGAGCCTATCCTCAACGAATGCTTCGATGGAGTCTATGACCAACGTACCGATGAATGGTCACGGGTATTCCGTGAGCAAGAAGGTATTCCCCGTAACTACCACGAAGAACCAGTCCTTTATGGATTTGGAGCCGCGCCTCAACTGCCTGACGGAACTCCTGTTTCGTATCAGCAGGGTGGTGTTCTCTTCTTGCAACGCTATGTGTACAACGTGTTTGGCCTTGCCTTCGCGTTGACCAAAGTGTTGGTTGAAGATGGCGACCATATCCGTATCGGTCAGGTTTACGCCCGTCACTTGGCTCAGTCGCTGATTGAGACCAAAGAGACTTTGGCGGCTAACGTGTTGAACCGCGCTTTCAACAGCGCGTACCCCGGCGGCGACGGCGTGGCACTGAACAGTGCTTCACACCCCATCGTTAACGGTACTTTCAGCAACTTGCTGACCACTGCCGCAAACTTGAGCCAGACGTCTCTTGAGCAGATGCTGATTCAGATTCGCCAAGCTGTGGACAACAACGGTAAGAAGATTCGTTTGGTTCCACGTCAATTGATTGTGGCCCCGGGCAACGTCTTCCAAGCTGAAGTTCTGCTGAAGTCTGTTCTGCGTTCAGGTACAGGCAACAACGACGTCAACCCAATCAAGTCTATTGGCTTGCTTGACGAGGGCGCGGCTGTTCTGTCTCGTTTGACTTCATCTACCGCTTGGTGGGTGCAGACAGATGCTCCAGAAGGCATGAAGTTGTTGATGCGTCGTAAGCTGGAAAAGACTATGGAAGGTGATTTTGAAACCGACTCCATGCGCTACAAGGCTACCGAGCGTTACCAAGTGGGCTTCACTGACCCACGCGCCGTGTACGGTACACCCGGCGTCTAACCCACGCCACGGGGGGTTGGGATAAAACCCAGCCCCTTTTTTCGTTAATCTGTATTTGTCAAACTTTTCAAGGAGCAGACAAAATGCCTCAATTTTCAGATGACCTATTTTTAGGTTCCGCTATTACCACTCAGGGTGCAGACCAATACCCTGCTGTTGCAACTTTTACTGGTTCAATTGCAACAACCACATTGACCGTCACCGCCATGCTTTCTGGTGACCCAATTACTGTGGGTATGTTCATTGACAGTTCAACGTCACTCACCAATGGAACTTACATTACCGCTTTCGGTACGGGTACTGGCGGCATAGGCACTTACACCGTAAGCGCCTCGCAAACCGTAGCAAGTTCCACTATTGTTGGTTCTGGTAATGCTTATTTGCAAAACCCATCCCCAATGAGCGTAGGTGTTGGCCCCTTGGGTCGTGTCTATATTTGGGACGCTGTACCACAAACAAAATTGACAAACAACATTGTTGCCGCCGTCATCACAACTGCTAGTACGCTTACGCTTGCCGCAGGTGCAGGTGTTACATCCGTTACGACCAATAGTGGCACAACAGTCTTACAACTTGACTGCCCTCGCGCTGTTAGTACAACGACGGGCGCTGGTACTCCAACCTCTGTGAACATTACTGTTTCAGGTTTTGATTACTACGGTCAACCCATGAGCGAGGTAATTGCAACAGGAACAGTAGCTTCAACAACTGTCAACGGTAAAAAAGCCTTTTACCAAATTTCCAGTGTTGTCTCTTCTGGCGCAAGCGTAGTAACCGTTGCAGTAGGTACAACAGACATCTTAGGTGCGCCATTGCGCATCACTGATAGAGGCTACGTTTGCCGCGCTGGTTGGGACAACACCTTGGCTGAAGATGCTGGCACTATGACGGTTGCCGCTACTGCTACAGCAACCACCACAACGGGTGATGTTCGTGGAACTTATTTGCCCTCCTCAGCGGCAGATGGCGTCAAGCGTCTTGTGATGGAAATAGCCCTGCCAGCAATTGCGGCAGGCCCGAATGCAACTCGTGTTGGCGCTCTTGGCGTCACACAAGCATAAGGAGACATATCATGGGTCAATTCAAACCAATGGTCAAAATGATGACCACTGAGCCTACAGTTGAGTTAAAACTTAAAAAAGGCGGTCACGTCAACATGAAAAAAGGTGGCAAGGCGGAAGCTGGTCACAAAAAAATGGCGATGGGCGGTGGTGCTTTGGACATGATGTCAGGAACTCCTGCCTTGGTGGGTCGTCCTGCTGTTAACGCTCCTGTTCGCGCCCCCATGAAGCCTTCTATGGCCTCACGTCGCAAGGCGATGATGCCCAAGAAGCCAATGCCTGCGATGGCGTCTTCTAGCCCAGCAATGGGTGTGCCTCCAATGAAAAAAGGTGGCAAAGCTGAAGGCGGAGAATCCAAGGGTATGCACAAGGCTGAGATGTCGAAGATGAAGGGTCTTGAGAAAGAACTGAAGTCTCACGAGTCCAAGCCTGCCAGCAAGGGCCATAAAGGTCTGAAGACTGGTGGCGTGGCTCTTGGTAATGCTGGCGGCTTTAAAACTGGTGGTGTTGCTCTAGGTAACGCTGGTGGTTTCAAAACTGGCGGCGTGACTATGGGTAATGCTGGTGGCTACAAGGCTGGAGGCAAAACCTCAAAAAAAGCCTACGCGGCGGGGGGTACTGTTAATTCAGGCAAACCCGTCGCGATGCCCCAAGGCGCTAAAAAGCCATCGCAACCTGTACGCATCAACCAACTGTCTGGTACTTTCAAAAAGGGTGGCAAGGTCACTCCCGCTGAAGGTAACTTGATGGAGGCATTCGGTAAGGAAAACGCATCAGCCATGAAGTCGGCAAAGGCGCAATCCAACGATGTCTACAGCAAGTACCAGAAGATGCAGAGTGGTGGCTCTCCAACTCCAAATGAGTCTTTCTTTGACAAAAACAAAGTAGACCCAAAATCTGTAAGCGACAAAGCAAGTCGTGAGTTGGAAGAGGCTATGAATCCTTTGAGCATGGTCAAGGAACTTTACGGCAAAGCGCGTAATGCGGTTCGCGGTGAAGGTTCTGTAAATGCCGCAGAGAGAGACGCAATGAATCGCATTATGGAAGAAGGAATGCGAAACGGGACTGGCGGGGCAAACGTGCAAAAAATGCGCGATGCCATGATAAAAGGCGGTCGAAGCCAGCGTGACATTGACTCTTTAATGCGTGGGCAAGGTGCTATCACAGAAACCGAAAGGTCTGTGACAGTATCCCCAGCAGGAAAGAAGCGCGGCGGACGTGCTTGTTGAAAACGAGTGGGGGCTTCGGCCCCCGCTTTTAATTGGAGAAAAATATGGCTGATGCAGTCGCAAGTCAAACGCTCATAGATGGTGAGCGGATGGCAATCATGAAATTCACCAACCTTTCTGACGGTACTGGTGAAAGCAAAGTTTTGAAGGTAGATGTTTCTGCTTTGACATCAAGTGCATCTGGTTTAGCCTGCACTGGCGTAACTATTACAAAAATCCATGCCGCAACGCATGGCTTGGAAGTACAGATTTATTGGGATGCAACCGCAGATGTATTTTGCTGGTGTGTGCCACAAAATTCTCAATACACGATGGATTTCGATAAGTTCGGCGGTTTGACTAACAACGCAGGCGCTGGCGTAACTGGTGATGTATTGTTCAGCACTGCTGATGCTACTGCTGGTGACTTCTATACCATCGTCCTTGAGATGGTTAAATCTTACGGTTAATCATGCCAAGCAAATCA